TAGGTAGTAAGTTCATACAGATATGATTTAGTTACTCTAGTTTTTTTCTTTGGTGGTTTGGTTTGCTTCTTTGGTTTTACCTCAACCACATATGTTTTAACACTACCATTACTTTCTCTTACCTTCATTAGAAAGTCTGGGAAGTATTTGTGAGGTCTTTTATCTACAGGAGACATGTATGGAATACTTATCTCTTCAGAAGCCCATGCTATAATATTAGTATTCAAGTCACAGTATCTACAGAACTTACGTTCCCAACTACTACGACATATTATATTATTTGGATTGCCTTGATACTTTTGAGGATACTTTGGGTGGTATCTACTCTTAATACTTTCAGCCATCTCTTATACATAATATATAATCTCAAATATTTATAGATGGCAGGTGTCAGGCCAGAAAAGTTAACTGTATCTAAGATAAAGTCTAGGTTGCTGAATGTAGCACAAACGTCTTTATATAGATTAACCCTACCAGTTCCTCAGGCAGTAAGAAATACTTTGTCCTTAAATTCAGTAGACTATGATAATATTAGTCTATTGTGTTCTGAAGCAGCTCTTCCAGGTTCTACATTGACTACTCATGAAGTCAACAATGATTATCATGGTGTCACTGAGAAGATGGCATATAGAAGAATGTATGATGAGACTATTGGATTGACTTTTTATGTAGATAGGAACTATAAAGTTATTGAAATGATAGAGGGGTGGATGGATTATATAAGTGGTATTAATGATACCAGAACTTATGAAGATCCTTATGTTGGTTATAGGATGTCTTATCCCAAAACATATAAGAATAATATTTACTTAACTAAATTTGAAAAGGATCATTTCACTAGAGACTTTAGTACTAGTGGAAGCACCAGCACTAGAACTGCTAGAACAACTCTTGACTATACTTTTGTTCAAGCATTTCCATTAGCATTGACATCCATACCAGTATCATATGAAGCAAGTGATGTGTTAAAGTGTAGTGTATCATTTAACTTTATTAGATATGTACAGAAAAGAAAGAAATCTGTTTTCTCTATTCAAGATGTGTTGGGTGGAGAGTCAACCAGAGATCTAATAGTTAATAAACAACCTGAATTAGTCTTGAATTAATATAATAAATAAGACACTGAAAGAATTATTATGCCATTACCTACGATTACTACACCAACTTATGAACTTGAGTTGCCATCTACAGGAAAGAAAATAAAATATAGACCCTTCCTAGTTAAAGAAGAAAAGTTATTAGTCCTGGCATTAGAGACAGAGGATACTAAACAAATTTCTACTGCAATTAAAACTGTACTGAAAAATTGTATTCAATCCAGAGGAGTCAAGATAGATTCTCTACCCACATTTGATATTGAATACTTGTTTTTAAATATCAGAGGCAAGTCTGTGGGTGAGGAGATTGAAGTTAATCTAATAGCTCCTGATGATGAGCAAACATCTGTGCCAGTTACTATTAATATAGATGACATTAAAATAAGTAAGAAGAAAGGACATACTAATAAGATTAAATTGGATACTAGTTTGATGATGGAGATGAAGTATCCTTCACTAGATGAATTTGTTAAAAATAATTTTGACTTTGATGGTGATATTAGTATGGATCAATCATTTGATTTGATTGCATCTTGTATTGATAAAATTTATAATGAGGAGGAGGTATGGTCTACTGCTGACTGCACTAAGAAGGAGGTGAAAGATTTCCTAGAGCAGATGAATAGTCTACAGTTCAAGGAGATTGAATCTTTCTTTGATAGTATGCCTAAGTTATCTCATAGTGTGACCTTCACTAATCCTAAGACTAAGGTTGAAAGTACTGTGGTATTGGAGGGACTCTCGTCTTTTTTCGCATAGGGATGGTTCATATGGACCTTGAAAATTACTATAAGATTAATTTCGCTCTGTTACAGTATCATAAATATTCATTAACTGAGATTGAGAACTTAATCCCTTGGGAGAGAGACATATATATTGGGTTGTTACAGCAACATCTTGAGGATGAAAAACTAAAACAACAACAAGCAAATAACTGATGGCAGCAACCACTACCAGTCCTGTAAAGATACTTCTAGACCTTGGATATGAAATCTGGGAGATGGAGAAGGATGGATATCGTAGTGCTTTGATGGAGTCTATTAATGATTTGACTCGCATCAATCCAAGAGATGGTCGTATTCCTATACTGCAGCAAGCAATAAAGAATTTAAAAAGAGCACCAGAGAAACCAAAAATTAATATAAGTAAGGTATTAAATAAAAGAATTACTGGATCAGATATAAAACCTGCTGATATAGATGGTAGTAGCACTTCATCTGCATTAGTTCCAGATAGACTAAGCAATGTAGCAGACTCATTAGATTCTATTGCTCTCTTGTTGAGAAGGCAGTTAGGTCTTGAGAAGAAACAACAGAGAGATGCTAGAAAGGAACAGAATAAACTTAATAAAGATGCAAGAGAAGATAAGTTAGAAGGTAAACCAAAAGATAAGAAGACTGGTTTAATACCCAAGTCTATAAAGGAACCTGCTCTTAATTTTTTTAAGAAACTCAAGACATTCTTTTTGAATGTTGTGATAGGAATGGGTGCAGTAAAACTATTTGAATGGTTAAAAGATCCTAAGAATTCTGAAAAGGTAACTAAGTTTAAAGACTTTTTAATTAATAATGCTGCGTTGATACTTGGTGGGTTAGCAGCCATAGCATTGCTCCCTGTTCTCAGTGGTATAATGGGTGTGTTGGGAGGACTTAAAGGTGGGTTGTTATTATTAAAACCAGCATTGGCATTGTTGTTTAGTCCTGCTGGATTAGCTGCTCTTGCTCTTGCCTTAGGTATAGGTGGGACATTATTTGCTATGAAAAGTGCTGCTAATGCAATAGAAACAAGAGCTGCTGGTGGAGAAAAGTTCTTACAGAAATTTGATGAATTAAAAGATCCATTAATACAAGCTGGTATTGAGATAGTAGGTAGTGGTAAGGATGAAAAGTTTTATATTCCTGGTAGTGGAACAGGACGTGGGGGAACTAGTGGTCGTAAAACTATTGCAGAACATGGAACAGAAGAACAAAAGAAATTAGTTAAAGAGTATATTCAAAAGAGAGATAATGTTATAGGTATAAGAGATCAAATGAGAAGTGATATGAGTCTTAAAGAAAGTGAGATAAGAGAAAGTTCTGGTGGTGGAAGAGCTGGATCTAAACAAATTGGAGGTAAAATTCAGACAGAGAAACAAAAAATAAGAGAAGAGTATGAAAGTAAATTAGAATTAAAAAATCCATCAGCACCAGCTTTAATAGATCAGAAAAATTTAGAAACTAATATTCCTGGTCCAAGAACAGTACCAAAATTAAACAGAGTGACTGGTGATCCTGGTCAAAGAACTCCACCACAGATGGATAGAGAAGGGGGTGGTGGTTCATCATCTACTCCTAAATTTGGATCTAAAGATCCTAATAACTTGGGTACTTTTTCCACTCAAGGAATGTATAATATGGTGGGTTGAGAATGTTAAAGTTACTAGGAAATTTTGCTAAAGGTATTGCCAAGAAAAAGGTAAAGAAGAAAGGTGCTGAGATGGCACAAAATATGATGGGATCTAAAAAGGAGAGTGCCATAGTAGTAAGAGAAAAAACAACAACTCTTGCACCCATGTCTAGTGGTGGTGCTTTAGATACTCCTATCCAAAAACCAACAACAAAAGGTTCTCCTTTAGATAGAATTGATAGTGCTCTTTTAGATATCATTAATACTTTAAAGGGAAGAAGGAAGTTGATGTTGGATAAGTCTAGAAGGATGAGACAGCAAGTTGATAAGGAGAAGAAAGGTAAGAGGGAGGGTGTGCTTGAGAATGTTAAGAATATGGGTAAGAAAATGGTAGGTGATGTGGTTGCAACTGCTTCTGGTTGGTGGGAAAAATTGCAAAGATTTCTTTTGATGACTTTGCTTGGGTCATTAGTTGTTGCTATCAAAGAGAACTGGGAGGCAATCAAAGTACAGATTGATAAGGTTGTTAATTTCGTTCAAGACTTATGGAAGTTTATGTCTCCAATTTTAGTTCCTTTGTTTGATGCATTGAAATGGGTTACTGTTGAAGGTTTTAAATTAATTGGAAAGATGATGGGTATGGGTGAGAATAAAGCACAGATTGATAAAGGAGTTGATGAGGTGTCTCAAGAGTTAAAGGATGTTAATAGTGAAACTGATGGAATTAAAAAAGGATTTGAGGATGCTAATAAAGATATTAAAAATATAACAAGTAAGAAAGTAAAGTCATCTCAATCAGAAATTACACAGGAAAAGATAGATGAGAATAAAAGTAAAGCAGATGATAGACCATTAAGTGTTACCAATCCTAATAAAAATACTGGAGGAAAACGTAATAGGAGA